GGCTCATTTGTCACCTTTTTGCTGAATAAACCAGCCTCAGTTTCTTCGATCAAACCGTCCTCTTTGGCCTGCTTCACACGGGCCTTAGCTTGCCGTTCCTGTAGCCCGGTGGCCTGTTGTACAAATGCGACCACTTGGCTGTATTTAGCCCCTTCGGGTAACTTGCCCCAATCGATCGACATAGCCTTTCGGCCAACTGACTTTTCAGGCGCCCCTACTTCAAGCCACGCCATCCCACGGTCGGCATGCTTTAGGTGGACTAACGGCTGCGTCTTGCTTGCGATAAAATCGCTCGCAGTGACGCCAGGACGCAAGCCAGACCTCTTTCCGCGCTTGGTTACTTCCAGCTTATATGTGTACGTTCCTTGCTCATCCTGGCCACAAGGCGACAGCATTAAAACGGCTCTTGCCCAATTCGTCAGCTCGCTCGATCCAAATCCGCTGTACGCCTTGTCGTGCCCCTGGTAACCGCTGCCGTCCCGTGTTGGCTTTGGCGTGTGGTGCATAAGCATCCAAGCAAATCCGCCAGATAGGGCGAGCGGGTTAAGCAAATTACGCAAGAACCCGCCGGCCGTCTCTTGGCTAGATAAGTCGCCACCGATAAACGCGAGCAACGGATCTACCCAGGCTAGGTCGGGTTTATGCTTTTCAGCCAACCGCCTCATCCTATCAACAAACCGCTCACCCGTGGACGTGCAGTCACGCACGATCACGATGTTTTGCTTCACACGCTCCAGCTCCTCTGCAGTCAAATCCAGCGCCTTTAAGATGCCCTGCAACGCCTCTGCCACGTCTCCCTCGTCGTTCTCCGCCTGCACGATCAGCGATTTTAACGGCTTGCCGTGTGGCGATATGCCAAACAGATCACGCCCGGCCGCCCATGTGATCGCTGCCTGTAAGCACAGCACGCTCTTGCCAAGTCCACTGCTACCCACCCACAACGCTGAACCGCCACGGCAGATCCAGCGCTTGCCAAGTAGTTGCGTTATGTCGGCATCCTCCTTGAAATTGACCAACTGCTCCCAGCTATACGGCTCAGGAATATCACCGTAAATCGTGCGCTCCATCCACTCCATGTAAGTAAGGGTCGGTGCGCCACACTCGACCAACTCCTGCTGCAACCCTGTGGCAGTACGCATCGCACCGGGCAACCTGGACAACCTCCCTGCGTCCTTGTTCGCAGGATCGGGCTTACTGTGCTCTAGGTGCTTGTAAATAAAATCCACACGTTCAGCAAACTCCTTGGCGTTAGCCGCCCGAATATCCACCCACGCATGCAGGCTACGTGCCCCGCTCTTAATGATCGATGACGTGGGCAAGCCACTGCGCTTAATAATCGCCCACTGCTCCTGCAACGTACTTTCATCAAACTCAATTAGGCAGTGGCGAAACTTAGTAATGGACTCAGCTTTACGGTTCTTGCCGTTGTTTGCGTTAATCGACACGTAAACGCCCACTGCATCGCCCTGCCACGTTGCCAACCCATCGCCCTTAAACATCTCTAGCCATTCTTCACGAGTGCGAGTTTCGCCCGCACCGTCCGGCCGCTCGCGGCCGTCCTTGTCCTTAATCGATCGGCAGATGTTGATCTGATCGCCTACGTCAAAACAGGTAGTCAGAAACTTATCTACCGGCCCGCTTTCCACGCTTATCGGCATAGGCGGAACGGGCAGATCCTCCCGAACGATCGCCCCGTTCTGATATGCATACTTGGCCTTAGGTTTCCACGCCTCTCTGGCTGGTTTACTAAACGCGGATCTAACCGCACTGACGGCCTCGTTCTGCGATAGCCCTACCTTGTAGGCCCACTCCTCTGCGTTGGTTGTTGCGTCGAACTCCGTCAGCCCTTGGTCGCGCCACTGGCAAGCCAGCTTAAATAGTTGCGTGTTGCGTTCGCCTTCAGCGGCACCGTTGCGGTGGATGGCCTCGATTGCCGGTGGGAGTGGTGCGATCATTTGCTCTCCTTTGTTCCAAGGGCCTTCGTATTTTTGGCCTCTAAATCTCTCTTCTGATAAGCCTCGGCGCGTTTTAGCACTTCTTTGATCGCTAGATGGGCTACATCAAAAGATTGTAACGCCCTTTCTAGTTTGCGATGTAGGCCGTTTGATATGCTTGTGTCTTTCATGGCGTCTCGCAGCGTGTCGATGCCTCGCTTTTGAGCGTCATCAGTGCAGCGGATGCGTTTTACAGACATGTTTTATGAGTCGCTATCAACGATAGATTTACTAGTGATAACGCTTCCGTGAACGCAGACATCAATATCGCCGTTATTTGAATTAATCCCAACTTCTAGAGAACTGTTTTCATCTATAATAACTGGTAGAGCTGGCGAATTTGCAGCCACTACAACAACAATGCCTTTTTCCATTTTATGCGTTATGACCTTTAATGACTCAGCAATACTTTCAAGCGTTTCGTTTATTTTTATTAGGGATCTGTCCATATTTTCTCCTTATTTTTGGTTGTTTTGTTTTTCTGGCACTGCATCAATCATAAATTTCAGACATTCATCGATTTTGTTTTCAGACAAATACTTAAAGCAGTCGGTTATCAAATTATCCCTACAGAATGAATATGGTTCTTTATTCATTTGTTTAGAGAACTGCCTGCAAAGCTTTGCGGTATCCAGCGTTGGATTGTCTTTTTCAAATTTTGAAAACCCATCCATTGGCATCCCCAAAATGTCCCAAACAAGATTAAGCAAGGCATAGTATTGCGGTATCCGTAACTTCATGCCCTCTAACTCAATCCCAATATCTGATAGTTGATCTAACGCATCAGAGCACTCCTTTTGCAGTACCAGCATTTCTTTAAGTTGATCATGGTTAATTTCGTATTTCATATTTACTCCTTTTTTTCACTACCACTGCCCCATTCCCCACCTGTGGCGATTGGCACGGGCCTCTCGCACGCAGTTGGCGTACTGCTCCGGCGTGTAGGTGCAAATCACGCGGGCCGAGAACATGGTTAGGATCATTTCAAGCAGCTTCTTGTCGCTCATTTTTAATCCACTCAATCCTTTTCCCAATCCAAGCCATGCACGGCACGGCCATAGAGTTACCAAGTGCCTTGTAGCGTGGCCCATCTGGGCATTGATCCGCTGGCTTGTTACGCCAAGAGATCATCGTGTGGTCATCGTTAAAACCTTGGAGTCGTTCACATTCGCGAGGAGTAAGTCTTCGTACTGCCATTCGGCTATCATTAACCGCTACCTGATTATCACCCATCTCCTTCCGCAATGTCGGAGATAGTTCCTTAACAAATCTGCTCTCATTGCCTTCTCTCGTTGCGATGCCTGGTTCAAAGGCAATCGCTGGCGGGTGTGCTCCTGCGGCAATCGGATGGCACGGATTCCCAGCTTTAGGCTTTGAATAGTTTGCCTTGCTTGTAATTTGCGTCGTGTCGAATGGAATCGCTTCCTGCACCAACGGCACATTCCCACCGCCAGTTCCATATCTTGAGACGCACGATGGCGCGACATCGTGCGGTCCAGTTACTCGGCTATCGTTGGGATGGTTCTCGTATAATACAGCCATTCCACCTTGATTGCAGGTAGGATCTAATCCTCTGGATGTGTCTAGCGATCTAGCTAAATCAACTTGATTGCAACCGCTAATCGGATTTTTGCTTTTCATGCTATTGCTTGAAAGGCTGTCGAAAGAAAAGGCAATCGCATGCTTGTCTCCTTTAGTTAGGGTTGGAGCAGGATCACCTGGCTTACCCACTCCAAGTCCATTGCCCTTTTCGTCTTGCTTGTCACCACGCTTGCCAGCATTTCGGGTGGCCTGGTCGTGGATGGGGATAGCAACGGCGTGGGGTCCTCGGGCTACTAGGGAATCCATTGTTTCGCTATGGGCAATATGGGGTTTGTATTGTGCGTTCTGCCCTTGGTTAAAGGCAGCACGATCAATCACAATAGGGGAAGCAACCAAGTCGGTAGCATCCTTGTAATCCCTAGCCTTCATCGTGGATGCTGAGCCGTCATCGGAGTATTCCCCAAAGGCTTGCATCCTAAATGCAGTAGCTTGTTGAACAGCCGTGATCTCGCTTATTGCTTCTGAGCTACATCCTCCTCGGCTCCCTTTGCATTGGGTGATCGTCGGACTGACAATGCTAGCCTCAAGAACAGCATTAACTTGCTGGGTTACTTCGCTGGATTGGGGGCTTCGGATTGGGTTGTTACTCGCTGTAAGGCTTGGCGCAACATTGGTGGCAACTCCTTGCCTCGCTTCTCTGCGCGGCGGAGTATCCCTGCGCACGCTTTCGGACTCAAATAAAACCTTTGCGGCAAGACTCCCTTCTCCAAGATGTGCGACAACGAACACACGCCTGCGTCTTTGGGCCACTCCGAACCATTGAGCGTCCAAGACTCGGTATGCCCACTCATACCCCAACTGCCCCAACGCCCCGAGGAAGGAACCAAAATCTTTTCCTCCGTTAGATGACAGGACACCGGGGACGTTTTCCCAGACAAGCCATCTAGGTTTGAGACGTTCAGCGATTGCAAGATAGGTAAGCATGAGGTTACCTCTGGGGTCTTTGAGTCCTTGCCTAAGTCCCGCGACTGAAAATGATTGACAGGGTGTTCCTCCAACCAGAATGTCGATTGTTCCGCTTTGTATTGGCCATTGCTCATATTTCGTCATATCTCCTAAGTTTTGAACCTTCGGCCAATGGTGCTTTAGCACCGCTGCCGGAAATGGTTCGATTTCTGAAAACGCTACTGGTTGCCATCCAATCGGCTCCCATGCTTTGGATGCGGCCTCGATCCCGCTACACACGGAAAGGTATTTCACCTGCTCACCTCCACCAAGGCCACCTTCGGTAAACGCATCGCGTTAAACTGCTTCTCGCTCGCAGCAAACACGTCCACCACGGGCAACTTTCCACCGCTTGCCTTTTTGCTCTTAACTGCCGTGCCTGTATCCACGGCCACCCACTCCCGCTTCCCGTTTAGGATGCGAATCTTGCTCCACAGCGGAATGATGTCGGGATCAACGGCGCAGTGACGGCCAGCACGTAGGCGGGTGCCAGTGCTCGACTGATAGCGACTGCTCCACTCGTCCTCACCCGGCCAGTAGCCAGTGATACGCACTTTGATTTTCTTTACGTCGATCTTTTTGGCAAGGGGGCGCAGATCGATCAGTGCGTTGCTTAGCTTTGTAGTTGTAAAGCCAAGCAGAGCGAGAATTGAAAGCAGTGTCCTCATAGCCCTGCCCTAATCCGATCTATCAGATCGTTCTCGCGTCCTTCAGCAGCCGCCAGCGCAGCCTTCGCTTCCGCCAGCTCACGGGCCAGCGATCGCACGCGGTTGAGTAACTGCTCGTGAGTGGATTGTTCTGGTAGGATCTCAATCACAACGCACCTCCCGCGGGTCGTACTTCTTCAGCCAGCGCCAGACTTTGCAGATCGACGTGAAGGCCTCGAACGCCTGGGCAACTTGCTCGGCCGTATAGCGAATGTCCTGCAACTGGCCGGTGACTGGATCGATCAGAATGTTTCGGCAGGCCATTCCGTCGTCCGTGAAGGCGTACGCGTAGGCACTAAGCTGCAAAAGATCAGTTTCATAGCCCGATGCTTTTGAGATGCCTTTTGCGTCCTTCTTAAATTTCCTTGTCTTAAAATCAATAACCTCCATCTCTCCGTGGATCTGGGCGATTAAATCCACTCTGCCTGCGTAGCCTTCAGCCTCATTCACCAACACGGATTCACTGGCGTGAACTTTAGTCACACAGCACTCACGCCATTCTTTTAGCCCTGCATAATGCTCCTCGTATCCTTTAACTAGGTCGCCCGGCTCCTGCCGATTGATTATCATTTCGGCCAGCGAATGAATGTGAGTCCCGCGAAGCGCGGCGGCCTCCACTTCCTTTCGGCTGTCCAGCACTGCTCGCTTTGCGAAGTCGGCCAGCGATTCGCCATCAATGCGTGGCAAGGTTAATGACGAGGACATCGCCTGCTCTACTTGCCAATTCATTAGGCCATTTTTTTGCGGGCCTGCTCCTGATATGATTGTCGTGACGGAGGGAAACGCCCCCACCTTGCGGGCGGATCGCAGATCACCGTGGCACGATTCACCTGACGCTAGGTAATAGTGCGACGACTCCGTCTTTGCCGTGGCAATAAGCGCAGCCATTACTGCCAGTCCTTAATGAGTCGCATGGTCATTAAAGCCAGCACGACTGCTGTGGTTGGGAATACGATTTGAACTATTAAAGTTAGGATTTCCATTTTGGTATTCTTTCTGGCTGAGGCGGGATAGAACCACCCCGGCCAAGCGCTTAGAACGGCACGGGTGTTCCGTCGGCATCTAACTCGACGACGGCTGGTTTCGGTGCGCCAGGGCGATTGCATTTCCTGACGAAGTCTTTGTCGACTTTCACTTTGTTCGCGCCGGCAGGCAGTACCGCCTGCACGTTTGCGTATGTAGAGCCATCACGCTCCGCATGCGTCACGAGGATCTGGCACGGCTTACCGATCAGCGTTTCCAAATCCAGATTCTGCGGTGGAGCCTTCTTGGCGTAGGATTTCAGATCTTTGAACAGAGCCGCTTTCTCATGCAGGCTCAGTCCGTAACGCCGGCCGATAGTGAACGGCCGCCCGTCCTCCATCTTTTCAGCGATCTGCCACACCAGGCGAATCTGGTGCTTCTTTCCATACTGCGTTTCCACTACGCCGAGATCCTCAACGTCGCAGAACACTGCGTCGTGATTCCCTTCCGGGGCTGGCGTATATGTGCCCCCTCTTGATGCTACTATTGGCATACTAGGATTTCCTTTCTTGGTTTCTTTGTTTTTGTTTCTTGGATTTGCGACTACTCGTCATCGCAAAAATCGTTATTCCTGTGCGGTTCGTTAAGGTCTTGGAACTCGCGGTCGGCCAGATGCCACGCGATCTCGTGTTTGCGGGCCAAGTCCTTTGCCTGGACTAAGTCGCCACGATTGACTGCCTTCACAACCCGCTCGGCCGAGTTGCGACAGGCCATCACTTCAATGTTTTCGATCAGGCGGAATTTGGTTAGGTCGGTCATAATTAGCCCCTGCGGTTGTTGCCGTAGTAATCGGCGAAACGCTGATCCTCGTATTCAGAGTCAGCCCTCTCTCGTTCATAGACGTCGTTTTCGTAGTCCGGCTTGTCGTTGTTGATTGGCGTATCGTTTGTTGGTTCGCTCATTTTCTCTCCTTTATGGACAGGCGGAATGATTTGGCAGTCATTGCCACCGCTTCGGCCGTCAGGCACTTCGTCGTAAAACGCCAGATGCGCCAGCCCAGGTCAGCGGCCGCTCGATATTTTTCGCAATCCTTCACCATCCCCATCCCTCGCCCGTGACGGCCTCCAAACGGTAGGAACGCCCCACCGTCCAGCTCGATCGCACAGCGGGCGGATTTACAGGCAAAGTCGAAACGCCATTTTCGGGTCGGGTGAAAGGTGTGCTCGGCCACTAGCTCCGGGCCGCCAGCCACTTGCCAAAGCACGAGAAACTTTTTTTCAAGTGCGCTCACAGGCTCACCCCCTGCTTTTCGATTAGCCCTTTTAAAATGTCCTCGATCCGTTCCAGCCGATTGCGTAGTTCTTTGTTTTTTGCCTGAAGATCAATTAGGGCCATCGTCATCGACAAAGCGCCGCCACCGTAAGAGCTGGCGATGGCTGGCAACTTGCCCTCTGCTTCTAGGTCGCGAACATTAGCCGCAGGCGGATAGAACGCCCCGGCCACGCCGCCTTGGCTTTCAGGTGCGGGGGCACCGTTGTCCTTGGCGTAAATCATCTGCCCTCCCTAAAGAATCGACGCACTTGATCGACTACCCAGCCCAGCACGATCACGGCCACGGTTAGCCCAGCGATTCCAGAGCCTACGAACAGCGCCCAGCCGGTAATCAGCATAGATACCTGGGCGAGATCCCTCATTACTTCCCAGGAGATCATTTGCTGGCCTCGTGTTGCTGTGCCCACATACGGAACACGGCGGGGTTTGGGTGATAAACGAACGCTTCGGGGGTCAAGTCGTACCCGCCGCGAGAATTTAAATTAAGTTGCTGGTAGTGAGCCTTTTTAGGCTCAGTTATTACCGCCGTGTTACCATTTCGGCGTAAGTCATTGTAACGATAAGCATCGGACGGGGTGGGATTTGAACCCACGGATCTATTTCCTCCTTCGATTTGATTGATTATGCTTGGGATGTTCATTGTATAAACTTGCGTTAAACTAACCGAATGTTACCGTTATCACCTTGGCTTATTCCTACATTAAAAAGGGTAGTCCTTGGTTCTTTATTCGGTTCAAAGATCCAACTGGCAGGTGGCGTACAAAAAGCACCCGCTACAGAATCGATAATACCCTCCACCGCGCGAAGGCAACGGCCGAGGCCGCTCGACTTGGTGTGAACGAAAAGCGAAAAGATTGCGGCAGCGAATGGGTTGATGATTTGATCGAAAATCATCCCGTTTCTCCTCTGACAAAAATTTATTACAGAAATTGCTGGCGTCATCTTGCTCGTTTTATTAGTGAGAAAAAAATAAGTCTGCAAGTATTTTCTGCATCCGATTGTGAAATTTATTTGAAATGGCGACAAAGCCTTCCCCGAACGTCCGGCCGTAAGGCTGGTCGAAACCAAGCGTGTGCGGATTTGAAGCTGCTGAAGTGGATTCACCGTCAAGGCCGACTGCTTGGAAAGATGGACTCCGTCGCCCTTCTCGATTACAGAATTAAGAGGGCGCCGATTGCTAGGGTTAAACCCATCTTTTCGGAGAATGAAGTTAAAATCGTGAGAAAGGCTCTGACCGTGGAAGGTGTGCCCGAATGGATGCGAGTCAGCTTTGAGATCGCCTTGGCTACTGGGTGCAGATTGCGAGAAACACAGATCCCGCTTTCCTGCGTGGACTTGAAGAATCGCATCCTTACGTTCCCCTGCCCCAAAGGTGGAGCTGGTAAATCCTTCAGCATTCCCATCCCGGCCGCTATTGAACCCATGCTCGCCAAGATGAAGGCCGAGGGCCGCGAGATCACTTGTGAAGTGCCCAGCACGCGAGCCTCGCTTTGCTGGCGTCGCCTTCTGGATATATGCGGTCTTAAACGTCACTGCTTCCACTCCCTTCGGGTAACCCGAGTGACGAGACTGCGGCTTTCAGGCTGTTCTCAATCTGTCGCCATGCGACTGGTGAATCACTCCTCGACGTTAGTTCACGAGCTTTACCAACGGCACTGCGTAGACGATCTCCGCGATGCTGTGAATTTGGGGCAGTCTGCATCAGCCTCCATCGATCAAAATCAGACGGAATTACCTTTCCCGCGAGCAACGGGAATTCAGGCAGTGCCTGCATTTGCTTAATACGCACATAGCCGAGACCGTAGGCCGCACCTAATTGGCGGAGGGAAAGAGCTCGGTTCTCCTGGCGGAGTTTCATAGCAGTATCGTTGAGACGCCCCGAGCTCATAAGTATCTAGCTTTGCTCTCCCGATGCCCTTGCGAGCAGTTGCGTAATGAGCTGGGAAAGCGAAATACGACGGAGAGCAGCAAGTTTTTGCGCTGCTTTTTTCAACGCAACGGGCAGAACTATGTTAGTCTTTTCCGCTTTGTTACCATTTAGAGGACGACGAGCCATACGCCTTTGCTACGCACACACGGCGTATTAGCAATACTTTTTTTCAATTATTAAGGTTTTTTTCAATCTTGCACGGCGTATAAATTACGCATACTATCTTGCCCTATGAAAAAGGTAAAAACGAACCTTACAATCGACCCTAAAGTAAAACGCAACGGCGAGCGACTAGCCAAGAAGGGCGGATTAAGTTTATCCGCGTTCATCACCACCCTGCTCGTGAAAGAGCTGGCCAAAGAAAACAGACGCTAGTTTTTGGGCGATTTGCCTGAAATAAGGCGGTAGTGGGGTATTTTTCTGCAATGGCCTAAAAACTTCTTACCCTTTGAATCAACGTGAGGCAAGCGAACCACGTAACTTTTTTTCTCGGCTCTGCCGTCTTTAACCAAATGAGCTAAAAGCTTGTTTGCGTAATTTGCCGACTTTCCCCAAAGCTCGGCGATCTGGTTTTTAGTTAGCCAGCCATCGGGTACTACCTCCTGCCTATGCCCAGCGACATACTCCGTTAGGACAGTCGCCCAATCTGACTTTATACTGGATAACGCCACACGCCTCCTACTGGCGAGAGCACGTTCACCGTGCATCCCTGCCCCCCTTCTACGTACTCGCCCCAGGCTATTCCATGCTGCCACCTGGTAACCGACCGCTGGCGCCGGGCGTAGTGCATGCTGGGAATATCTGCTAGGCAACCGATCGACCAGCCCACGGGTGCGCCAAAACTACGGCCCGCAGTTCGATCTATCCTGTGCAGATGCCCCATAACGATAGGCTTTTGAACCATCTCCACGTGATCACGCACTGCGCTGGATTCAGAAAACATATACCCGTGGCCAAACGCCGTCCCGCCTAGAATGCGCCAACCTTTCTCAATGTCGTAAGGCACATACTGCGCCTTTAGATCCTTGCACATGTTGTAGATCTCCGACTTCGCCGACGTGCAACAGTGCGCGACGATTGCGCTAGGCGAGTATTGTAGAGCTGTGAGCCTATGCTCGTGATTCCCCTCGTAAATCCAGTTTGCGCCTAGTTCTCGAACGAAATTGAGGCCAGCGTCGAAGTCCTCACGGATGGACGCAGTGCGTTCGGGCGAATCTGGATCTTTTCTGGCGCTACCCATCAGCCCAGACAGATCCACAAAATCACCCAAGTGGAGCGTCATATCTGGCTGCCACCTCCGCTTCATTTCTAAAGCAGCCTTGCAGGCGGCCGCATTCGCTAGGTGTCCGTGGCTACAGCTCACCGCCAGCCACCGCTTCCACTTGCGAATGACTTTCATTTTTTATCAGCGGCCGACGGGAACCCTTCCAGCACGGCCAGAATCTGCCTGCAACTTTCCCGCGATTGCGCTGCCACCACGCTTTCGTCAGCCGCACCCATAAGTGCAATCTCGGCGATCACGGAAAGCTGCATCTTTAGAGTGTGGGTATAGACCGCAAGATCTAGTATTTCCTCCCACGCATCTTTCCACACTGGCCTGCGCCACAACGCACCACCGTGCTCCTCTTGCCCCTTGCGGTACTTAACGTCCAGATCCCTAGTCAAATCGCGGATGATGCCCGCCAGATGCTTTTCGTGTTCGGGCGTCACCGCGAACTCCACGGCCGATTGCTGACTAGGCTTGTGGCCTTGCTCTTTTTGCGGATGTCCTTGGCCTGCACTTGTTCCACAGGCTTGCGTGAGATGTCACGCCACGACTTGTATTTGCTAGATTGCAAGTGACCTGTTTCCCAAGAGATCGCGGCCAGCTCAAAGGTTACGCCCACGTGCTCGCCGAGGCGGAAAGCGGTTTCGTTGTCCCAATCCGCGATCCATAGATCCGCGTTTTTGCCTGATTGCTTGAGCGGAACCCAATCGAACGCTAGGCCGTAGTTGTGATAACTTTCCCCTGGCTTGGCCTTAGTCACGATCTTGCTGCTGCCGTCCGTCCTGCCTTTCGCATAGAGTGCGGCCTGCTCCTCCATGGTTCGCCTACCGCAGTAGATCAGCGGCTCGATGCGGCTCGTCACCATTTCGTTGACCCATCCCCTTACCTGCTTTTGGAAGCTGGCATCTAACGAATCAATCGCCCGCAAAGTGCGGGAGCTGGCCTCAGAGAGGCTGGTCACTGCCTCGCTCGCTCTCTTTCAGTTTCTGCCAGGCTATCAGAAAGCGCTTTGAGCGATTCCGCAAACAGATCTCTGTAAGCCTGTGGGCAGGGCTTGTTTGTTCGCTCGGCCTTGTCCCAAGCGTAGATGAAGTAGCTGATCGTGTCCGGGCTTGGCGGCGGGCCGTCCTGCGTTTGCGAGGTTGTCGCACAGGATGCCAGTGCCAGGCTACTGATCAGTAGGAGGGCGTTTAGTCCACCACGCATCTATATCTCTCAGTCTTTTGCGGCGTTCTAGCTCGATCGATTCAAAGTTACGCTGAAGCGGCGATTTGCGTTTTAAAAACCAGAGCACGATCCCGATTATCCCGCCCAACGCCGTTAGTATGCCGGCGATCATTTGGGGTTATTTTTTCGAGAACTTGGACAGGAAATCGACCACGGCTTGCAGGCTTTTCTCCGGCTGGTCGCCAGGGATGAGAGAGGCGACTGCGATGGCGGCGACAAGCACGGCCGAGAGGGCGCCGAGGTACGACTGCCAGTTATTCAGTATGTTATTGAGTATGTCCATGCCAGCAGACGAGGTGTCAAAACGACAGTCGGCGCTTGAGCAGTTCCCAGATCGTGCTGAACACGGCCCCAGAGACTAACGCTACCAGCCACAGCTTCGTTTTAATCGTGTGTGCTTCGCGCTCCATGTTGGTTAGGCGGCCGTGATACTCGCCCAGGCTTGCTTGGGAGCGCTCTAGCAAATCTAGGATTACCGTCTGACGGGTTTCGATCCTGGCTATTGATTCTCGGACTAGGCTCAGCCGTTCCGAAAGTTCAGCAACTTGGTCGGTACTCATAGAGTTGCCGTTTCTGCACCTTCAGCAATCCGCACCATCTCCTCGCCTTTTTCGTTGTAAAACATTTCGATGTATCCCTCGGCCTCAAGCCAGCGGAGGCTGGCAGTAAATTCACGCCATCCGGGCGTGTTGCGATCGTCGGGCGCAGTCATTCATTTCACCTGGCCTGCGTCAGCAGCAGCCCCCATGTCGGAATAGCGCGGCAGTACATTGTTATCCGCTGGCTTTGGCGAGCAGGAGCAGAGCAAGATGGTGAGTAGTAGAAGAGGCATTACTGAACATCCAGTAGCCAATGCGTTGATTGAAGGATTGCGGAAGGGCTTGAAGTTGGAAGAGAAGATGAGTTGGACACTTGAATTTCTGGCCCAAATCTATTTGTGCTTGTGTCGTTTGTTGGCCCGCCAGTTAAGGTCAGCAAGGGAGTCTGGCCTATGTTTATCGCTGGGTTAATTTGTGAGTCAGCACCATATAAATAAATGTTCCCTGCTCCATCAGATTCAATGACAACGCCAAAAAAACGATTATCAGCCGAAGTAACACCGAATCCGTTTGTTAGAGTGGTATAAGATGTCGGAGTTAAATATGCTGAATTGAATCCGATTAGCCTTGCCTGAATAACGCTAGATTGCAGAGCAAATTCCACGCCAAATCCTTTAATTGTAAGTCCATCAACCCCTGCCAATGGAGCGTCAGTAGCATTTCCAGTACCACCAAATACCATTCGGATGACAGAGTTTGTGCTTGCCATATACATCATCCCTCCGATTGAAAACCTTATTCTTTTTGAGTAGTCAATTTTGCTGGCATTCGCAGTCATAAATGCGGCGGTTGGGTCGAAGTAACCAATTTTAGAAGTTCCACTTGCCGAAGAGCCAGCGTTCAGATTCATATGAAACCCGCCAGTATTTGCAAGAGATGCCACCCCACCAGTACCAGTAACTTTTGTATATGAGCCAGCCAATCCAACTCGATACATTTTCATTCGCCCAGAGGCAAAAATAAAGCTATCTATGTTACTTGGATTTTTTGTGAGAGGCATCGCCTACTCCTAACTAATCTGGACTATGCGTGCCGTGCCCGCTGTTGCGAATACTGCCGAGTGGGTGATCGTCGTTTGGTGGTTTGGTACTTCGTAGTAATCTCCCGCCGATAGACGCACTTGATAGGCGATGGTGGTGCAAGTTGCCCCTGCACAAATATGGAGGTTGCCAGCTCCCTCGTTAAAAACTGTCAGCACTTCCCTTGTCGCATTGTAATTAGCCAGCACGGTAGAGGCGGTGGTGCTGGTAAAGTTAGAGGTGGTTACTGCCGTGCCTTGGACGGCGAAGGTGTTGGCGGTGACCGTGCCACTAATTGCAGGGAGCGAGCCGATGGTCACCGAATTGCCAACCGTGACGGAGGAGATGCTGACGGGAACCGTGCCAGAGATGGATGCGGTGACTGAGCCGATCTGGGATGTGCTTGCCCCAAGGGTGACTGTACCTGCTCCAATCGTCACTACGCCGATGCGGTTTGTCCCAGCAGGGAGAGCAGAGCCGATGGTGACTGTGCCAGAGATGGGGAGCGGAGTGCTAGACCCAACACTTCCATTAAGAGTTGAAATTTGAACTGGTACTACATATTGAGAGCTTGCCGAGGTTATATCTTGGTCATAAGGAGCAATCGGTATCTGAAAATAATCACCACTACCATCATTACTTTTCCCAAAAACATTCGCCGTCACCGTGCCAGAGATGGCGGGGAGGGAGCTGATCGTTAGACTGTTCCCAACTGTGACTGTCCCGCCCACGGTAACTGCGCTTGCTCGGAGTTGCACGTCAGTCAGGCCGCCGGTAACGGTCACCTGCCCCATGGTAACGGTGATGCTTTCCAGTGCGTTAAGCGATGTCGGCCCCAGCTCAACGGTGCCAGTGACGGTGCTGCTGGTCGCTTGATCGTCAAAGTAGATGACCAGGGCGGCCGTGGTAGTCAGGCCGGCGGTAGTCGCCACCAGGGTGAGTGCGGTATTTGCGCCAGAGGTAAAGGCAGAGGCGGTGACGGAGCTATCCGCAAAGTTGTACATGATCCGCCCGCGATCGGCGGCCGTCACGAGCAAAAGCTGATCTCGATCAATGTTTAGCCCGGTAAGCGTAAGGACGTTAGTCGTGGGTGAATAAGAGTAATTTGGCCAGACTTGCTTCATATTGTGTTATTCCTTGTCATCCCAAGGCGATTGCTAGGGCGACGGCCGTGCCAGTGGTCACGCCACCCGCTGCGGCCCCACCCGTCACAATAGGCGTACCCACGGCCACCGTGATGCTGGCAGGCCCGCAGACTGTGGCAGTAATAGGCATTATTCGGTCACCTCACCCGCAATGGATACCGATCCTTGCAGCAGTCGGATTTTAGTGGCGGCCGATGTGGTCAGAAGGAGATCCCACTTTCCTCCGCTGATGGGTAGAGCTGAGGCCGTAGCTGCGTTCAATGCCAGGGTAAGGCTGCCGGTTGTGCCAGTAGCAGTAACGGTAGCAAACGTGGCAAGCAGGTTGCCGTTGTAGGTATCACGGATCTGTGCGGCTGCGGTTGCGCCGGCCAGCGAATACGTTGCGCCAGTACCGTCCTTAACGGCCACTTCCAAGGCAAGATCCACGCCCTGTTCTACGGTTAGATTATATACGCCAGCGGCCATACTTCTGGATGGCGTGTGTCAAAGGGGTTCGCCAGTAGTGGTGTCGTACATTCCATCGTAAGACCACCAAAGCGTAGGAGTAAGAGTTGCCGACATAGATATGATTTCTTCCTCATATTCACTTGGGAAAAGGTTCACATCCATTGGCAAGTCGTTTCCTAAAACAGATACAGACCACGAATTGTAATTTGTGCCAAAAAGAAACTCTGCACTATTTATATCGTAAATAACGCCCTGCATTCCAGAATCATATAAATTGTCCACCTTGGTCGCCCCCCCAAATTCTATTGTTGCAAATTTATCGCTAGTTTCTGGGTCATTCTTGTAAAATCCACCTCCGCAAACTAATTGATCTTCGCTTGTATATGGGTCATCAAAAATTGAGCCACTTTGAATCTCAGAAAGAGAGGTATCAATCGGAAGGTCTGTAATGTCTCCTGCTTCTGGATAATCATAAATTCTGACTGTTCCGCTTGCGGAAAAAGTCCAAGTTCGCACCCGCCAATAGGTTTGCATTGCCTTTTCTAGTGGCCATATTGCGTATTTACTGTCCAAGCTTTCTTGTATGCAGTATGGGAAATACCCGCTTCCACTAGCGTGAAGAATTTTTGCCATAAGGATTTCGTTAGGGCTACTGCCCTGCGTTAATAACCGATGACGGTGATACGGTAGGTAGCAGTGTTTACATCCCTAGAAACGCTGTCGGCATTGACGCAAGAAAGGCAGACGGTGTTGGCTTTATAAACTACGCCTTGAATTACTGCCCCTGCTGAAACGGCCGCAGGCAGTCCAATAAGCACAATATCATTCACCGCTGCGCCATTTATAGTCACATCACGATAATGCTGATCGTTTGCGCCTACTGTTCCAAAGGTGACCGAGGTAAGAGTCGTAACTGTTCTTGGAGATTGCGGAAGCACTCCATAAGTCGCACCGTTTGCAAATAGACCAAGATTGATTAACCCAGATACCACATTGATGTTTGTAGGCTTAGATATTGCGGTAGTACCATAAAACCCGACATTATTCTGGCTACTAACAAATGCGGCATAACTCTCGGCAGAAGTCAAATATGTACTTACCGCGGCCGGAACTGCGCTTCCGGTGGTGATTAGATCTTTTCTTACTGTTACATCTGTTTGAAGAATGGTTTTAGGCGTTCCAGATTGACTTAATTCTACTTCTAATTTTGGGGTAATTTCATCCGTTCCAGCAGATGCAAATAGTTCCTCAATTCCGGCCGTGTTTAAAGTCACCGTGCTCTGCAAAAATGTGCCAAAAATAACTCCGCTTGCGTCCAACGTTAAAGCTGTGGCGACATTCTGCAGGCCAAGATCCCTGACAAACGCAATAGTATAATTTCCATTACCAGAATCAACGCTGATGTTACCTGCCCCAATGCCAGTAACGGCGCTTAATGCCTCCGTAAAGCTGCCGGCATTAGCTCCTAGCGCAATAGCAGTCGTGCTGTTTGTGCCAAAGTTAAGCACAATCGATCCGCCCTCAGCGTCTGGCCCTGCACTTAAATTATAGATGGTATTCCCCGACGATGATCCGTTTTGAAGCAAGGTTAGGGAAACTATGCCAGCCGTGGGTGAT